TCGTTGCTAACCCATACAACAATCTTTACAATCGTTGGTGGAGAAATTACTACCGAGAACTATTCGACGGACAAGCGCGCATATTAGAGGGAATGTTTGCGTTAACGCTGAACGACATCTTCACCTTTCAATTCAGCGACAAGATATGGATTATCGATTCGTGGTGGAGAGTTCTTGAAATTCAAGGGTACGTTGTCGGTGAGCAGGATATGACGAAAGTGAAACTTATTCGCGTTCTGGATATCGACAACGACTGCGACCTTACACCTGTATCCGCCAACCTTGACCAAAGTCTTAATTGGGAAAATGCCAATGGTGATCCTGCGACGATAACACAAGACTGTTGCCTTCGTTTTGGATATAATTGGAACAGCGCAAAGAACAACTGCTACTCGCAACCAAACAACGGAACGCGTTCTTTCATAACTCAACAAGCACCATCACTCGCACCAACAAAATTTGGTGCGCCTGTTAGTTTTGGTGGTTCAATCAGTCAACCAGTTAGAACGATAACGACTGACTACGTTGTTACGAATTTTGACAGAATGATTTTCGTTGATACAACCGCAGGAAGCGTAACGATTTATTTGCCTTCTGCAACGACGACGGCAGGACGTGAATTGATAATACAAAAGAGCGTAGCGGCTAACGGAGTAACAATACAAGCGTACACAGGAGAAACGGTTGAGGGTAGCGGAAGCGTGACGTTGAGCGCAATGGGTGACACAATAACAATAATATCAAATGGAAGCGACTTCAAAGGGACATCTACAAAATAAAGCGGGCGCGATGGTCGCTTGTTTAGAGTTCATCAAACTCAATGTAAAGAGCGAAAGCGAGTTCGGAAAAGTGGCTAACGGAAAGCGTAAGTTAAAAATTTGGAAACACTACGCGTGGAAAGTAACGCGTATTTCCGTAAACGTCGCCTTTTGGATATTTATACTTTATAAACTACTCTCATAATGGCGAATACAATTGACTTTAATGTAAATACAAACGCGGTCACCGTCCTCAATCAAACGGCAACAGCGGCAGACAATACAGCGCAAGGGTTTAGTTCAGCGAAGGCGGAGTTACGCGCGTTGAATCAGCAGTTGTTGCAAATGGATTCTTCAAGTGAGGAGTTTAAAAAAGCGTCTGCACGTGCTGCTGAATTGAAGGATAACATTTCCGACTTGTCCGCTGAGATTAGCGCCAACGCGGGTAACGCTTTCGAAGGTCTTTCGAACAACGTTGGCTTGTTTGGTTCACGTCTTATGGACTTGGACTTGAAAGGTGCAGGACAAGCGTTGAGTGGAATGGGAGCAGCTGTTTCTCGAATAAACTTTAAGACTGTCAAAGATGAATTAGGTGGTTTAGCCAAAGGGTTGAAAGATTTAGGAACGGCTGTTTTGACTAACCCATTCTTTTTGATTGTTGGTGTGTTGGCTGCTATTGCTTACAATTTTGAAGAGATTTCAAAGTGGGCAACGCAAACTTCATTGAGTCAGCAGAATTTAGCGAAAGCAACAGAAGACTTGAACAAAGCAACCGAACAAGAACTTCTTAAAGGTGCTGAAAAAATAACGCAAATTGAAGTCTTAACAGCGAGAGTTAAAGACAACAATTTAACAGAGAAAGAAAGAAGACAAGCGTTGAAAGATTTAGAGACAATGTACCCAGCGTACTTCTCAAATCTTAACGGAGACATCAACGACACGGAAGCGTTAAACGCGGCTAAAGAAAAGTTAATTGCAAACATCAAGTCGGAAGCAAAAGCGAACGCGGCAAAGTCTTTACTTGAGGCGGAATACGCAAAGAAGTTGGCTTTAGAAACCGAAGTAAACACAAAGAAAGCACAATTTACACAGGAGCAATTAAACGAGGCTTTAGAAGATGCTAAGTTCAACCAACAAACATTCTTCAAAGACGCAAACCAAAATTTAAGCGATTGGTATAATGGAACGGCAGGTATAGGAAAAGCACAACTTGACCTTGAACAAAGTATTGAGCGAATTGCGTTTCTTGAAAAAGAGGCAACAGATGCTGTCTTGGCTAACGTACAAACAGAAGTAAAAGGAATAAGAGAAAAAACGAAGGCTGCTAATACTGCTGCTCAAAGCGAAAGAGAAAAGAAAGAACAAGAGAAAGAAAAAGAACTTGAAGCAAATGCAGTAAAGGCTGCAAAAGAATTAAAACAAGAGAAGGAACTTGCAGATGCAAAACTCAAAGTTCGTGAAGATTACATAAAAGCAAATCAAGGCGCACAAGCCAACGAACTTTATGAGTTAGAGAAGAAAAAAGAACTTGAACTTCAAACTTATACAGGCGACGAAGAAGACAAGTTGTTAATCATTGAGAAATATCGTCTTTTAGAACTTGAAATTAACAAAAAGTACGACGACTTAGCACTTCAACAACAACTTACAGACGAAGAAAAGAAAAAGGCTGCGGACGAAAAAGCAAAAGCGGACGCGTTAGAAAGAGAAAAACAATTAGCCGCTGATAAGTTAGAAGCGGAACGCGCGTTAATGGATGCGAAATTCAATCTTGCGTCTGCTTCGGTTAACTTATTAGGTACACTATTCGCAAAGAATAAGAAAGCGGCTGACATTGCCTTTGCACTTGACAAAGCGTTAGCCATTGCACAAGTAGTCGTTAACACTCAACGAGAAATAAGCACTTATAATTCTAACCCACTTTGGTCTTTAGCACCCGACGGAGGTTTAGCAATTAAAACAGCTGCGATATTAGGCGCAAAGATTCGCGCTGCGGCTTCCATCGCTACTATAGCAGGAACGGCAATTGGTCGTTTTGCAGGTGGTGGCGCAAGTGGTGGTAGTGGAGCAGGTGCGACAGGCGGTGGTGGTGGCACGGCTGCTCCTTCACCTGCTAACTTCGCCTTTGTAGGCAACCAACCCAACCAACAACAACCACCACTACAAGCGTACGTCGTTGGAACGCAAGTCAGCAGCAATTTAGAGGCTCAACAATTAATACAAAATCAATCAAGATTAGGAGGATAAACAATGAAAAAAATTAAAGTTATTGAATACGGAATTGACGACGCAGGATTGCTCGGGGTGTACGCAATTAGCGTAGTGGAACAACCTGCAATCGGTGTCGACTTTGTCGCGTTAAGCGAACAACACAACGTAAAGTTTAAAGAAGATTTTAGAGGTCTTTTGTACGGTGCGTTATTGATCCCTGACCAACTCATTTACAGACGCAACGACGAAACGGACGAAGAATACTATGTGAAGTATTCAAAAGATACCATTCGCGCAATCGCTTACAACTATTTGAAACAAGCCAACCAAAACAACGCAACGGTTGAACACGCGAAAGTGGTTGACGGTGTTTCGTTGGTTGAAACGTGGATAATCGAAGGTGAAAACGACAAGAGTAAAAACTTCGGCTTCGACCTTCCAGAAGGGACGTGGTTCGGTTGCATGAAAGTGGAGAATGAAGAAGTGAAAAAGCAGATACAAAACAAAGAGGTATTAGGTTTCTCAATCGAGGGAAACTTCATCGCAGAAAAGGAAATGTATTTAAGCGAACAGAAACCAACCTTAATTGAAGAATTAGAGCAGTTGTTAACGTTAGCCACGCAAGAAGAAATTGAAGCGCGCTACGACGATTATATGAACGCGGTGAATATGACCTATTCAGAACTAAAAGCGTGGAGCGAAACAGAGTGTTCAACGTTGGCTTCGTTAGATCGTGGGCCAATAGAAAGAAATCTTGAACTACTTCAAACGAACAAAGCGGATTGGACGGAGAAACACTTCGAAGATGCAGGAAAGACAATTGCCTTCATTAACAGAATGCGTGAAAATCAGGCAGGTGACATCTTAGAAGATAGCAATGGAAACGTTTGCGGAAGCAAAAGAACAATTTCTCTTTTGAATTGGGCGTATAATCCGAACAAGTAAATGAACATCGAAGCAGGGGGTTTCTTAAAGTTGGAGTTATTCAACGACGATGCAACATTGTTTCTCAATGCGCTCACGAAAATAACAGACAAGAAAACTGAAATGGGTTTTAAGACCTACGGATTAAGCGAAGATGAATTGAAAGTATTGAACGCGATTTTGGACACTTTGGGATAAAAAAAACGGAGGGAAATCACGCCCTCCGTCTAAACCAAAAATCAAAAATTGAACTAAAAAAATCAATTATGAAACAAATGTACGCCTTTTTATATTATAGGCTCAAACAAACAATTAACAGAATTATGAATTTACGAGAAAAAGTAAACGCTCTGTTCGCAAAACACAACGTTTCTCTCTCTGCTGAAGAAGTAGTTGAGGTGAAGCAAATGGTTGAAGCGATCCTAGAGGACGGAACAAGTATCTATTCAGACAGCGACACTTGGGCAGCTGGTGTTCGTGTATTCGCTAAAGACGCAGACGGCAACGAGGTTGTTATTGCAGACGGAGAATACAAGACAGCAGAAGGAATTGTTGTTGTTGTTGAGGGTGGTCTTGTGACCGAATTGAAACCAATGGAAGAAGAAGCTCCAGAGGTTGAAGTAGTAATCGAAGAAGAACAAACTTCTGAGGTTGTTGCTGAGGAAACACTAAGCAAAGAGGTTGAAGGACTTCTTTCGTTAGTTGCTAAGTTGGAAAGCGAACTTTCTGAAATGAAGAAAGCAAACGAAACACTTTCAAGCGAAGTAACAAAGTTGAGCGCACAGCCTGCTGCGTCTTCTATCAAAGAAGTAAAGCAAGCAAAACAAACACCTTCAAAGCCTTATCACAAGATGAGCGCAGAGGAGCGTTTCTTATTTCATCTTAAAAAATAATAAAAAAACAAACAATAAAAAATGGCTACTACCACATCATTAACTACTACCTACGCAGGTAGAGAAGCAGCAGGATATATTCGCGCTGCGTTCTTAAGTAACGAGTCTTTGGCTGCTGTTACTTTCAAAGAAAACATTGAGTACAAACAAGTTGTTCGTCGTCTTGTTGACAACGTAACTTTCAAAAACGCTACTTGCGATTTTGATCCACAAGGAACAGTTACTTTAACAGAGCGTATCTTGACTCTTGAAAAATTCCAAATCCACAGACAAATTTGTAAAAACACGTTTTTATCGGATTGGGAGGCGCGCTCAGAGCAGAACAACGAACTTCACGCTTCATTGACTGACGCTTTAATTGCTAACATCTTAGCGGGAATGGCTGCTGAGAACGAGCGCATTATGTGGCAAGGTGTAAACGCAACTGCAGGCGAGTACGCAGGTTTCGAAACTTTGTTCTTGGCTGACTCTGACGTTCTTGATGTTTCTTCACCAGAAGCTATCACAACAACAAACGTTATCGAAGAAATGAATCGTCTTGTTTTAACACTTCCTGTGCGCGTTCGTCGTGCTTCTGAGAAGCCTGTTATCGCGGTATCTTCAAACGTTGCTGAGGCTTTCAGAACTGCAATCTTAGGTCTTGGAGGTGGTTCTTACCTTTACCAAGGTGAGACTGTGAAAATGACTTGGCAAGGTCAATACGACATCATCGAGTGTCCTGGTATGTCTGACGACACAATGGCTATGTTCCAAAAGAGCAACCTTTGGTTCGGAACTAACTTACTTGACCAATGGAACAACGTTTCTGTTTTAGATATGTACCAATACGACTTGTCTAATAACGTACGTTTCGCTGCTAACTTCTTCGCAGGTGTACAATACGGTTTCGGAGCTGAAATCGCGTTCTACCAATATACTGCATAATTAATTAACCAACCCTTGCACGATAGAGGTGGTGGCATAAAACCCACCCCTCTTTTGTGCTAATAAAACTATAAAAAAATGTGCGAATTAAGTAGCGGATTTACTCTCGATTGCAAAGATGGAATCGGTGGAATTAAACAAATTGTTTTGTTAGATAAAACATTGGTTACAGGTATTACATTGGACGCATCACAAGTGATTACAGCAATCGCTGGTCCGACGGATGCAGACTTGTACACTTATGAACTTCCGACACAAACAGGATCATTCGAAGAAACAATCAATTTCAATCGCGACAACGGAACGGTGTTTTACACGCAGACCGTTAATGTAATGATACATAAATTAAGCGCAGCAAAGCGTTTAGAATTGCAATCAGTTGCACAAGCTCGCGTGATTGTTTTCGTTGAAGATACAAACGGAAATTGGTGGGCTGTTGGATATGAGTACGGAGCAGACCTTTCTACTGCAACAGCAGGAACAGGAACGGTTTTAGGTGATGCTAACGGATACACCTTAGCGTTCACTCACGAAGCTGCGGTTCGCGCTTATAAGTTGAACGGAGCACCTGCTTCTGTTATTGGCTAATAAAAACTTTTACACACATAGGGACAAAGCGTCCCTACGTGTTGTAATTTTAACGTAAAGGAAAGATAGAATGGTTTATCTCAACACAAACACAGCGAATCAATACGCGTGGCTTTCACTCGATGAAGGTCGCCAGTATTTCAACGTTGCCTTTACACACTACCTACTCGTTTTGACTTACGAAATGACAGGTGAACAACTCGCGCAAGTAGTGACCGTGATAAACGAGAACGAACGCGTAACCAAAATAAGACTTACCACCGTTGGTTTGGTCGATGCGGGTAGATATCACTACGAAGTGTATGGTCAAAACAGCGACACGAATATAGACCCAACCAATGCTTCCGTTGTTGGATTGGTTGAAAAGGGTTTGATGATTTTACAAGACGGAACAATTTACTTTGACGTTTCAACACCGACAATCCCTGTCGATGTAATTTATACAGGTGCATAATATGAGCAACATTCAAGCAATTAACTTATCGGCCTATCAACCTGTTGAAGCTGTTGAAAAAGAAAATAGAAGCGGTTGGATTGATTATGGAAATAACAATTTATACCCACAGCACCTTCTGAATCTCTTTCACAATTCACCAATTCACAACGCGTTGACTAACTCAATCGCGTACATGATTGAGGGAAAAGGTACCGGTACGATTTTAGACAATGCGTTGCAAGGAATTTCTTTCGACTTAAAGTTACAAGGCGCATTTGTTGCCGAAGTAATTTGGAGTATGGACTTCACTCGCGTTGTACAAATCAATCACCTTCCTTTTGAGAATTGCAGACTTGCATACGATCGTGAAGAGGACGATATTACAGGAATTTTCTATTCGAAAGATTGGGCGAACACAAGAAGCAAAAGAGGAAAGCCAGAGTTCATCCCTGCGTTCAACCCTTCAATCGCACAAGAACAACCAAGACAAGTTATTTACGCGCACGGAATGTCTGCGGGTAGTGTTTACTATCCTAAACCCGACTACTTCGGAGCGTTAAATTACGTTGAATTGTCTTATCAAATGGGACTTTATCACGTCAACAATATATTGAACGGCTTATTTCCTTCATTCATTATCAACTTCTTAAACGGAATACCGCAGAAAGAAGAAAGAGAATCTATTCGTCGCGAATGGGAAACAAGATTGAGCGGTGCGGCAAACGCGGGTAAATTCTTAATGACTTTCAACGAAGACCCAACACGCGCTCCACAGATTCAAGACTTCCCTCTTTCAGATGCTGACAAACAATATCAGTTTTTATCAGAAGAAACAGCGAAGCAAATTATGGTTGGACACCGCGTTGTGTCACCATTGATTCACGGAATTAGAGACACGACAGGATTCGGAAGCAATAAGGACGAAATGCTTGTTGGTTTGGAGATATTCAACAACCAAGTTATCAAACCTTACCAAAGAATCATTGAGCGTGTTTTCACTCCAATTTTAGGAGAGATAAACATCGAAATGAACTCGCCATTTGACGCTGAAGTTGTAGTTGTTGAACCAACGGTTCAAACTGCTGAATTAAAAAAAAAAGTAGTTGCGGAGAAGAAGGATGCGGTTGTTAAGATAACCAAAGAACAAAGCGAAGCGTGGTTAAATCACTTACGCGAAAAGGCTGAATACATCAACGAAGAAGAATGGGAGTTGATTTCTGACGAAGAAGTAACTGACCCAGATGGCGAAGAAAAATACCGCACGGAGTTTATGAGTGTTCGCGGTTATTCAAACCCCGACGAAGTAAGCAAAGAATTAGATACTGGATTGTATAAAGTTCGTTACTACTACTCAAAGAATTTCACATACAAAGACGGAGAAATTGTAACGCGTGATTTCTGTCAAGAAATGGTTGCGCTTTCAAAAATGGGTGCGCTATTCCGTTACGAAGATATTCAACAAATGGAGAAAGACGGAGTCAACGATGCGTTTGCACCCGCAGGGGCATCACGATATTCGGTCTGGAAATTTAAGGGGGGGGTCTATTGCCGCCACGCTTTCTTCAGAAAAGTATTTGTACGCAAAAGAGAGAAAGGTCGCTTCCTTCCAAACGATGGATTGAAGAATGACAAAGTTGTAACAGGTGCAATTGCAAACGAACTATTTCCAAAAGGAATAGAAGCGGTAAGACCTAACGATATGCCAAACAGAGCATCACTAAAATATAAATAAAAACTACAATGGCACTACAACCCGAAGTTCTACTCATTGACGAAAACTATATCAAAAAATACACTTGGATTAACGGAAGCGTTGACCCTTTGCTTATGTATCCTGCAATTTATTTGTCACAAGATAAATATGCGCAATTGTATTTAGGTACTGACCTTTACAACAAGATAAAAGAAGATGTAGTTAACGACGATGTTACAGGCGCGTACGCAACCCTTCTTGACAATTACTTGCGTCGAATGGTTATGTGGTGGACTATGTACGAGGTGCTTCCGCATTTGTATGTTAAAACGGATAACGGAAGTCTTGTAATTAGAACAAGCGAAGACACTACACCAATATCACAAACAGACTTACAAAACTACCGCGACCAAGCGCGTTCACAGGCTATGTTTTACACGCAAAGAATGGTCGACTATTTGTGCTTTAATCAGTCGGATTTTCCAGAATACACGACGAACACAACGCAACAGATTTGGTCGCAAACAAATGTGTATCCTTCCA